AACTACTATCCTGGTTCCGTCAACATCACCGCTGGCCAGATCGTGGCTGACGTGATCGACGATCCCAGTCAGTTGTTTATCATCCAGAACGCTGGCACTCCCACGCAAGCCAATATCGGCACCAACGCTGATATCACGGCCTCTACCACGGGTAGCACCACGACTGGCTTGTCCAACATGACCATGAGCGGCACCTTCACTGAGGCAGCAACTGCCAACCTGAAGGCCGTTGGCCTGTGGAACGTACCGGGCAATGAGATGGGCCAATACGCCGTTCTCGTTGTGATGATCAATGAGCACATGTACGGCAGCACTGGCACGCCGGGCTTTAGCACCTAAGGAGATCAACCATGGCTATTTCACGTGCACAACTGGTGAAAGAGCTTGAGCCCGGTCTCAATGCTCTGTTCGGTCTTGAGTACAAAAACTACGAGAACGAGCACCTGCAAATCTATTCCGTCGAAACTTCTGATCGTGCATTCGAAGAGGAAGTGATGGAGTCGGGCTTTGCAGAAGCTCCGGTGAAAACCGAAGGCGCTGGCGTCGGCTACGACCAGGCGCAAGAGGTGTACACCGCTCGTTACACCCACGAGACCATCGCTTTGGCGTTCTCGCTGACCGAAGAAGCCGTGGAGGACAACCTCTACGACCGTCTGTCAGCCCGCTACACCAAGGCCCTGGCCCGCTCGATGGCCCAAACCAAGCAGATCAAGGCTGCGGCTGTGCTGAACGGCGCCTTCACCACCTCTATTGGTGGCGACGGTGTTGCTCTGTGCGCAACCAACCACCCCACCCTGACTGGTCCCAACCTGTCCAACACCCTGGCTACGGCCGCTGACCTGTCCGAGACCTCTCTGGAGCAGGCGCTGATCGACATCGCCGCGTTCACCGATGAACGTGGCCTGAAGATCGCTGTCCAGGGCCTGAAGCTGATTCTGCCGAAGGAACTGCAGTTCACGGGCGACCGTATCCTGAAGTCCACTCTGCGTGTTGGCACTGCTGACAACGACATCAACGCTGTCCGCAACATGGGCATGGTTCCCCAGGGTTACGTGGTCAACCACTTCCTGACCGATCCGGACGCATGGTTCATCAAGACCGACGCTCCCAACGGCATGAAGATGTTTGAGCGCGTTTCGTTGAAAACCGCGTTCGAAGGCGACTTCGACACCGGCAACGTGCGCTACAAGGCTCGCGAGCGCTACAGCTTCGGCTTCAGCGACCCGCGTGGCATCTTTGGCTCGCCTGGCGCAGCCTAAGCAACGGATTGGGCACTTCCAATCAAGAAAAAGGGGCTTCGGCCCCTTTTTCTTTTTCCACAATTAGGTTATATTGGACCCATTCCGGGGTTTCCGGCGTATCTGACAGTCCCGGCTGACGACATGCAGACAGATACGCCCCAACTCGCATGTGAGGACCATCATGGCTCAAACCACTTTCTCTGGCCCAGTCAAGTCTGACAACGGCTTTGTCTTCCCCGTCGCAACAGCAGCCGAATTGGGCGATGCCGCCGACGTGATCAACACGAGCAATAAAACAGTCGGCAAGACCGTGATTGATATTGCTACTGGGGTCATCTACGTGGCCACCGGAACCGCCACCACCTCCGACTGGAAAGGTTCTGACGCGACTTCTATCACCCCCGCCTAACAAGGGGAACTAAATGAGCGCCAGTAACATCTATGCCGTCTATAAAACGGCTACAGGGCAAGCCGTAAATGGGCGCACGCGCATGAACGGCCTGTACTTCACGCATGGAGCAGGCGGACCCTCGTTGATTCAGTTTTATGACGGTGATTCGGACACTGATCCGTTAATCATGACGCTGTCCACAACGACCGTTGCAGACTCTCAAAACTTTGTGATCCCTGAGCAAGGCCTCTTGTTCACCACAGGCATGTACGTCAAGTTTGGCGCGACAGTCCTGAGTGTGACGGTCCTGTTCGAAGGCGGAGCGGCTGCGTAATGGCTTCCAAAGGCATGGGTATCAAGACCTCGGTGAAGAGCGGGAACTTCCGCGCCACCAAGGCAGGTGCAGGCATGACCAAAAAAGGCGTTGCAGCATACCGCAAGGCCAATCCCGGAAGCAAATTGAAGACGGCGGTGACTACCAAAACACCGTCGCCTGCAGAAGCTAAGCGTAGGGCATCATATTGTGCAAGGTCCGAGGGCCAGATGAAGGATTTTCCTGAGGCTGCCAAGGACCCGAACAGCCGGCTTCGCCAGGCGCGAAAGCGTTGGAGGTGCTGAGCTGTGGAAATGATGATATGGAACGTCGTTTTGACGGCGATTGTGGGGCTCATGGGCTTCTTGTTGAAGGCAAAATTCGACGAGGTAAGCCGATTGGGAATTCTCCTGAACAAGACTCGTGAAGAGGTTGCTCGGGACCATGTCACACGCAAGGAAGTTGACGACCGATTTGATAAATTCTTGATCCACGTGGACCAACGGTTTAACAGGCTTGAGGCAAAGTTGGATGAAATCCGAAAGGCAGGATGAAATGGCAACCAAAAAAGCTCTTCCGGTGCGCGGAATGCGTACTGCCAAGAACAAAATGGCCAAAGGGGGCATGCCTGGCATGCACAAGATGCCTGATGGCTCGATGATGAAGAACTCAGACATGGCCGACAAGATGGGCCGTGCCGTAAAACGTAAAACGGCCGACGTTAAGGGCCGTGCAATGAAGAAAGGAGCCTAATCATGGCTGGAAAAGGTATGGGTTGCGCCACTCGTGGCGGCGGTGCTGTGATGAGCGGCGCAAAAAATCATATGGTCTCCGAGGACAGTAAAAAAACTGGCCCCGTGATGATGAACAAGGGCGGCATGGCCAATAAAGGCAACATGAATCAGCACAAGCGCATGGCCATGGGCAAGCCCATTGGCAAAATGGGTGGCGGCATGGTGAAGTCCTACAAAAAAGGCGGCGCTTGCTAAATGGCAACCTCGGGCACGACCACATTTAACCTGTCGATTGACGACCTGGTTGAGGAAGCGTTTGAGCGCTGCGGAATGCGGCCGACGAGTGGCTATCAGCTCTCATCGTCGCGCCGTTCGCTCAATTTGTTGTTCCTCGACTGGGCCAATCGCGGGTTGAACTTGTGGACGATTGAACAGGCCACGTATCCGCTGGTCCAGGGCACCAATGAAATCTCGTTGGATGCATCTGTGGTCAACGTGTTGGAGGCCGTCATCCGTGATCCGAGCGCCGGGGTCTCGACGGACATCTACATTGAGCGTATCAGCCGAGAGGACTACCTCAATGTGCCCAACAAGACCTCCCAAGCACGTCCTGCGCAGTTCTATGTGCAGCGAACCAACACCCCCAAGGTGTTTTTCTACCCCGCAGCGGACAAGAACTACACCTTTGTGTATTACCGCATCCGGAGAATTCAGGATGCTGGCAACTACACCAACACGGCGGACGTGAATTTTCGGTTCTTGCCGTGCCTGGCCTCTGGCCTGGCGTACTATTTGTCCCTCAAGTTTGCCCCTGATCGAGCATCTGCTCTCAAGGCCATCTATGACGAGGACTTCCAGCGCGCAGCAGCAGAAGACCGAGACACTGCCAGCGTGCAGTTTGTTCCGGACTTAGGGGTATGACATGGCTTACGCAACCGGCAAGTTCTCGTACGGATTGTGCGACTACTGCGGGCAGCGTTACCCGTACAACACCCTGCGAAAAAACTGGAAAGGCTTCAAAGTCTGTCCAGATGACTATGAGCCAAAAGAACCCCAGCTTGAGCCCTTGCGATATCGTGGGGACGCCATTGCACTGCAAGAGCCTCGGCCTGACCGTATCGAGCCCGTATCGGTCTTTGTGGGTGCGCCAGGTTTTACGGCCTTCCAAAGCTATGGCAGCGTCCAAAACACTGCTGACATGCGGCCGTATGTACAGGATCAAGCTCTCATTGCGCAAGGCGTTGTTGGGAAAGTGATGGTGAACATATCATGACCTACGACGAACTTGTCACCAACATTCGAAACTACACCGAGGTGAACAGCAACGTGTTCACTGAACCGGTCATTAACACATTCATCACCATGGCGGAGAACCAGATTCTTCGCGAGATTGACCTTGACGTCTTCAAGCGAGAGATGACGGGCTCAATGTCACAAGGAAATAAGTTTTTGACTGCCCCCGATGGTCTACTGACGCATCGCTACATGATTTTGACGCCAGTTAGTGGGGATCAAATCTTCTTGGACTTCAGGGACACGTCGTTCATGAAGGAATACTGGTCTAATGGGGCCACTCAGGGAACGCCTAAGTACTATTCGGTGTGGGATCAGAACACGTTCTACATTGCACCGACCCCGGATCAAAATTATTCTGTTGAATTGGGCTTCATTTATAGGCCCCCACAGTTATCTTCGACCAACACCACAACCTGGATCAGCACAAACGCGCCAGAGGCCTTGTTGTATGCCTGTTTGATTCAGGCCTACAGCTATACCAAGGGTCCACCGGAGATGATGCAGTACTTTAAGGCTACCTACAAAGAGGCAGTACAAGGTCTTGGTCTTGAGCAGCAGGGTCGTCGTCGTCGCGATGAGTATCGTGATGGCATGATGCGCATTCCACTTAAATCGGATTCACCTGGGCCATGATTACTGCACCTGCACCCGTACTTGTTGGAAGCGTATTTGTCGAAACCACCGAAAATCGTGGATGGTCGGTGGAAGAGCTGGCAAATCGGGCTGCCGACAAGATTATCTATGTCGGGGACCAGTCACATCCGGCAGTCCAGGCGCAGGCAAGAGCTTTCAAGGAGAGCGTCAAACACGTTGTGGCGTTTTATTTGAAAGAGGCCGTCGAACAGGACCGGTCGACAATTGCCAGCCGCCTGCGCGCAGCAGGGCACCCTGAGTTAGTTCATTTGTTAGGAGATTAAAAATGGCTTTTTCCGGAAACTACATGTGCACCAGCTTCAAAGTGGAGCTGATGAAGGCGGTGCACAACTTCACAACCGGCACGGGAGACACGTTTAAGTTGGCCATGTACGACAATAACGCGTCTTTTACCGCTGCTACGACCGCCTACACGGCCACCGACGAGGTGGCAGCATCGGGCACGTATGCTGCGGGCGGTGGGGCGCTGACAAACGTCACGCCAACGTCGACTGGCACGACCGCATTCACTGATTTTGCTGATCTGTCGTTCACCAGCGCCACCATCACAGCGTACGGTGCAATGATCTACAACGACTCGGCTGCAGGTAATCCGTCCGTGTGTATTTTGGACTTTGGCGGCGCAAAAACGTCCACCAGCGGCACGTTTACCATCATCTTCCCAACTGCCGACGCTACCAGTGCGATTATCCGCATTGCGTAAGGAGGCCTGGTGGCCGATGCAACCGTTGGATTCCAGGGATGGGGCGCCTCTGGCGTAGGCTGGGGGGAAGACCCCTGGGGGCAGAGTCTTGCCTCTCTTCCCACGGGCACTGGTCAGGTTGGATCGGTCACTGTTTTACTTGACGCTAGTGTCAGCGTCACAGGACTGTCGGCAAATGCCAGTGTTGGTAGTGTCACGGTCACCGGATCAGCCAATGTAAGCCCCTCTGGTGTTTCTGCCACTGCATCCGTTGGCAGTGTGTCAGTCACCGGCACCGCTAACGTAAGTCCATCAGGCGTCACTGCTACCGCGTCTGTTGGCAGCGTTATTGCTACCGGCGCAGCCCAAGTCCCTGTTTCGGGGCTGTCCGCCACAACAAGTGTGGGCTCCGTTCAAGTCCTAACCGCGATTGATGTCCCGGTTGTAGGGGTTTTCGCAACCGGAGGCATGGGCCAGGTAGATGTGGCGACTGGCACGGATGTCTTAGTCACTGGAATTGAGGCTATCGGGTATGTAGAAGCCGTCGACGTTGCTGCCAATGCAGACGTTTATGCAGAGGGCCTACAGGCAGAGGCCCTTGTTGGAGATGCCCTGGTAGAGGTTACCTCACTGGTCAATGTGACTGGCGTTCAAGCAGATACCTTTCTAGGGACGGCCACTGTTGGAATCGGAACAGATGTTTTAGTTGTAGGGATGGCAGCTGCCGGGAGTGTTGGCGCCGTTACAGTAGGGATAGGAACGGATGTTTTTGTGGCTGGGGTCCAGGCAACTGGATACGTGGCTCAAGTTCTTGTTTGGGCCGTGGTGGATGACAACCAGTCTGCAAACTGGCAAAATGTTGACAATTCGCAGTCAGGGAACTGGGTTGTCGTAGATGACGGGAACACAGCCGTGTGGACCCAGATTGTTACGTAAAGGAAGGCAGAAATGACGATCAATTACACAACTCTTTTGGGCCTTGCTCAACCAGTCACGGGCACTGAGTCTGGCGTTTGGGGAACCGTGGTCAATGACCAGATTACCGCGCTTGTTGAAGATTCAGTAGCAAACGCCTCCACAATCAGCGTCACAGCGGCAAATGTGACCCTTTCCACGACGAGCGGCTCAAGTAATCAGGCCCGGATGTCAACATTGATTATCACGGGCACGCCTGGCACAACCAGGAACGTTGTTGCTCCCAGCCAGGCAAAAATTTATCAGGTCATCAATCAGTCAAACAGCTCCGTTGTCATAAAAGGCGCTGCAACTACTGGGGTGACCATTGTTAGCGGGGCCACTGCCTGTGTGGTATGGAACGGAAGCGATTTTGTAATTGCCTCTGTTGCGGCTATTGGCATGTTGCAGGGACTTGGGACGGGCGTAGCCACCGCTGCGGCCGCTGCGTCAAACACAACGGGCGGATTGGTTACTCAGTCTGGAACCTTGGCATCCAGTGCGCTGTTGCTTGGCGGCGGATCGGGCACGGGGGTGTCGTCAACTACCACCGGGACTGGGGTTGTTACCGCCCTTGGCAACAATGCCAACGCAACGGGCGGTTTTGCGACCATCAACGGTACGGCTACGCTGACCAACAAGCGAATCGATCCTCGCACCTCAACTTCTGCGGCAACGGCTACGCTGACGCCTGACATCTCCGCGTTTGATCAATACAATCTGACCGCGCAGGATCAAGCTCTAACTGTAGCCGCACCAACTGGAACCCCAGTAGACGGCAACAAGTTGATCCTACGAATTTTGGACAACGGTACTGCCCGGGCTATCACTTGGAATGCCACTTACACTGCGATTGGCACCACCTTGCCGACTACCACGATCATCAACAAGATGCTTTATGTCGGCTGCATCTACAACAGCACCAACACCCGTTGGGATGTAGTCGCTGTAACTACCCAAACATAAGGAGCAATCATGCAAATCATTTTTAAATTCGACACCCCGTTTGGCTCGTTTTGCGATGCTTTGAACCTGCCAGATGACCATGGTTTGACGGAGGAGCAGTTGGAGGCCATGAAGCAGGAACGACTTAGCAACTGGCTCGCAGTGGTCAATCCGGTTGTTGAAACTCCGCAGGAGTAACGCATGGCAAACAGGTATTGGGTGGGCGGGTCAGACCAATGGAACGGCACTGCTGGTACCAAATGGGCGCTGACCTCTGGTGGTGCTGGTGGTCAGACTGTACCTACTTCTGCTGACGATGTGTTTTTTGATGCAAACTCAACTGGTGTTGTGACGATTGCAACTGGTAACACAGGGGCAAAATCGATTACTTGTACAGGTTTTACAGGGACACTAACTGGAACAGCCAACATAACTGTTTCTGGTAGCGTGACGCTTGTGTCGGGTATGACAATGTCCTACACCGGCGGTATGACAATCGCTGGCACTGGAACGATTACCAGCGCAGGAAAAACCTTTGGTTCAGTCATTGTCAATGCTTCAGGCATCACCGTTACACTAGGCGATGCGTTTACTTCTAGCAGCACGCTGACGCTGACTTATGGAACACTGAACGCCAACAATTTTAACGTCACTGCTAGTACTTTTACTTCTAGCAATTCCAACCTTAGAACCCTTACGATGGGGTCTGGCACTTGGACTATGACATCAACAGGCGGCGGTACTCTTTGGTCTACATCCACAGGTACTAACCTGACGTTGAACGCAAACACCTCAACAATTGTTATTACTGGTGTTGGCGACTTCCTCAGTGCGGGTTTTACTTACTACAATGTCAGTTGGCCAACAGGTACGACCGGTAGCATATCCATCACTGGTAATAACTCGTTTAACAATCTTTCGTTTACTGGGGCATCAACCGCAGCATTTATGGATGTTGTTTTTTCTGGAGATCAAACAGTTGCGGGAACATTAACGACATCAACAGGGACAAGTGCTGTCTCTCGCATATGTCTTAGGTCTAGTGGGGGTCTTGTTGTCCGCACTTTAACTTGTGCAGCGGTGTCGTTAATTGACACAGACTTCCAAAATATAACAATT